TTCTTGAGGGAAGAACTTCATGGCAAACGCAGAAGCAGCTTCGATACGCTGGTTTGAGTTGTCGCCCAGCTTTTGTGCCTCAGCCGCAAGATCAGGCGGGGCTGGCATGGACTTCATGTAAATCTCAATACCCTTCTCAAACTCAGACTGAGAGTAGCCGTTCTCAAAGGCTTGATCCGCCCACCACTTGAGTAGGTCGCTATTCACAGCCTCTTCTTCGTTCACAAAGTCGGGAAGGCTATACTCGCCAGCGGACGGCGGGCGATCCTTGTAAGCTTCGGCTTGAAGCTCTTCCATCACCTTCTTCCGCATATCTTCGTCGCGGGCGCCAAGTTTGCCCTCAAGCTCTTTGTAAGCCTTGGCCAAATCCTCTGGCGACTTGTATTTCTCAGGGAGCCATTCGGGGCGCTGAGAAGAATCAGTTTGCTGTGGTGCAGCTTGAGTTACAGAGTCGGTAATCTGATCATTAATAGCGGGCGCTGGCGCTGATGACAAAAGCGATTCGCTCATTGTTTGCTCCTATGTGCATGGTCAATACGACGCTCAATCAGGCCAACAAGATAACGCTGGCCCTCCAAGTGTCGAAGCTCTTCGGTTGTGATGTTGGGACCACTGACCATTTCGATGGTGATAGAACGAAGATAGCGAAGGACTTCCTTGCCCGCTGGGGACGAGAAGACCTCCGCTATGTTCTGGCTGATCTGTCTGTCAGCATCGACAGCCCTTACGCTGCCGTCTATTCCGATATTAACCTTGGGCTGGTTGACCAAGTTGCGCTCCCGACTGTTGCTGCGCTAACTGCTGCGCTATTGCAGCTATCTGCTTACGCTGCTCTTCGTCGCGGATCAAGCTTTCTGGCACACCAAACTTCTTTGCCAGATAAATTGCACTTGCTTCCGAGTCGATGAGCATCTGCAACATCTCAGGACCGAAGACGCCACCGACCAATTGTAGGTAACGAGCGACATTCGAGATGTCCTGATTGGCCTGAGCTTGAGCCAATGGGGACACCGAGCGAACCTTGACCTCGCGGCCATTGATAGTTGGCACTTGGATGCGGCCCTGCTTCTTCAGAATGTAGATCACGCGCTGAAGAACGGGCTGCACAAGCTCAGCCTGCAAGCGACCAAAGGCAGAACCAATGCGCCGCGAAAGGTCGGCCATGCGCTCAGCTACTTCGGTTGCAGTTGCAGGGGTCTTGTCTGGGTTGCCAAGCATATCGTTGTAGAGTGCGCGCTTAATGTTCAGGCGCATGTCACTCAAGATAAGCTGGGCCACGTCAAAGCGACCAGCTGCATTGATTGGCTGCAAACCTTGGCTTCCCATAGCTTTGGGAATGATTGTGCCGGGAACCAGACGGATGGTGTCAGGGTTAATGACCCCATCATCTTCCATCTGGTAGATGCCACTGATCGACATCTGAGCATTCTCAAGGATCAACTCAATCGTCAGGTTCGTGGTCTTGATGGCCGATAGCGCATTAAGAAGCGGGCCGCGACCGTAAACCTCGCCAGCGCATTTCGACCAACGAAAGCAAATGAACGGATTAGAACCAACGCCCTTCATCTGCTTCTTATGCAGAACGGTTTCAGTCTCCATGCAGATTGCATAGTGATAGTAACCTTCTTCATTGCGAAGATCGTAGTCACGGCACACCACCTCAAGAACAGTAGTAGTGTCATCACCATTCATTCGCTTGATCACTTTCTGATCGAATGTCCCCTTGGGATAGAGGATTTCCAGATCAGCAAAGCGCACCTTCTTTCGTTCACGGAACACATGATCAATGCGATCATCTGGTCCGGTATCCAGAACCACATGTGGCAGCGGAACCGCAGCGAAGACTACTGGATTGATTGAGTCGCCTTCTTCAACAGCCAAGATGCCAGTGCCAACCGCCAAATCCATGAACGACTCATGGACTTCTTGGTTGAAGTTGGAGCTTTGAAGAATCTCGAAGACGTATTCAGTTACATCATCAAGCTCTTTGTCCACGCCATCACGCTGTTCCTTGGGAACCTCGGAGCCTGCAATGAGATCGGCCCAACGCGCAAAGTTGGGGACAAGTCCGCTTTGCAGTCGGCTGGCAAACTCTTGCACACCAACAACGGCAGTCTCATCAAAGATTCTGTCGTCGCGGCGCTGACCTGCTTCTTCGTAATAGAAGGACTCGCGTTGAGGCAGCGCGTACTCGTAGCACTCCTCAAACAAGGGAACCCAGTTCTCCCGAAAAGCCTTGGCCTTCAGGTAACGTTCCAGATACTTTTTGGCCAAGGGGTCTTTCATTTACTGGAACCTTCCCAAGAAGCCAGCGCCGCCGGACGAAAACAAGGAGCGACGGCCAGCACCGCCACTCATGCCACGGCGCTTGGTTCTGGCATCAAGCGCCTCAGAAATGTCTTCCTGCTTGGCTTCTGCACGAACCTCAGCCTCTTCACGCTGAGCTTCATCCGCTGCTGCCTGAGCTTCATCCGCAGCTTTCTGCTGATCCTCTTGAGATTTCTGTGCGGCTTGTTTTTCCGCCTTACTAGGTCCAAAGCACATGGTTGCCTCCTATGTTTCCCTTGGAAAAGCACAGATGCGAGGTTGCATCAATGCACAAAACAGCGAAGCCGCTTCGCTGGACTACATCCTAGCCCAGAGTCCCTGCCTGCGCTTAGGCTTATCTTGCTGCGCAAACACGTCAAAGTCACGCTTGGCGACTGTAACCTGCGCTGGTTTCTGGCTATTCATCAAGGCTCGTCCCTCGCCTGCGCCGAGAAGAAGATACTGCAAGGCGTCATGGACGTGGCTGAACATGTTTTTCTCTGGCTTGTCGGCATATCGCTCACCAGAAACTTCCATGCGCTTGTAGGAATAGCCGCCCTCAAAGCCCTTGATGATGGTGGTGCAGCGCCGATCCAAGAGAAACGCGGGCTTGCCCTCGACCATCTTGGTAAGCTGAGAAGAAACAGCTTCAATCCGTAGGTCGGGCGAGTTGGAGTGCGTAGGGAAGGCCCGCAGTCCAGCGCCCCTTAGAATATGAAACGGCGTTGATTCATCGGTCTGCGCTCTAAAGTCGCCAGCCGGATCGCCATAGATGATAGTTTCTCCAGCCGCCGCAAATCTAGTTGCCAGTTCATTGCGTAGAACCTCTGCAAACCTGACAATGCCCATATCAATGGCAACAATCTCAGACTGAATTAGCCACCGACCTCTGACCTTTTGGCCAATCGCAGCCGCAGGCGTAAGGCCAAAGTCCAATCCAACATAGACAGGCTGGCCCGCCGCAATTGGAATCTCTTCCTGAGCAACGTGAGCCTCTGTGGCAAACATAGGATACACTGGCTTTCCATCCTGAATGGTGCCAAGGCGGTTCATCACATAGACATCGATCCAGCTTTTGGTCTTACCCTGAATCAAGTTTGGGTAATACGACTGCATCATGTTCTTGCGGTTCTCAGCCTTTGCGTTTGGCTCGTACTTCTCAATGTCGCCGCTATCATTCTTGACCTCAACCATACCAGCAGGCTGGGTAAAGAAGCGCCAGTTGCTTGGCTTCACCAGCATCTTGGCCTGCTCTTTGGGAATGTGGTCTGGGATCGGAACCTCACCAGACATGATCGGCCACCAGTGATCTTCTTCCGGTGCGTTGGTATCTGCAATAACGCCAGTCCAGCTGGGGCCACCATCACGCATAGAAGGGTAGCGACCTACACGCATCGTGCAGGCGTCAATGATGCTCTTGGGAATCTCCCTAGCCTCGTTGATCCAGATGCCAGTGAGTTCCAGCGACAACAGCTTCTTCACATCTTCGGGTCTATCAAGGGCGAGGAAGATAACCTCAAGCTCCAAGTCACCCTTCTTAATCATGTGCGTGTAAGGCACTGACCAAGTAAACTTGCCCCAATCATTCTCAGGGAACCAGTCCAACCAAGTCTTGATCGTCGTCGTTCTAAGCTGCGGGTTGGTATTTCGGATGATGGCCCAGCGGCTCTTGCGCTTACCATCTGGCCCCTTCGACTGCATTAAGGCGCGACGAAAAACCTCGACGCAACAACCGACTGACTTGCCTGAACCGACAGGACCACGGATGCCGCGAAAGAAGGTGTCGTCCTTCATGAACTCCTTCAGCACTTCACCATCAGGCTTATACTTGAAGTCGATCATCGAAGTCCCTTGTCCACCCCGAACCGAATCATCCGCTCTACAATCTCTGGCCCCAAGCTTTCAATCAGCTTGTCGCACTGTTTGTCATTCGCATGTTCCTTTGGAACATAACGAAGATGAACCTTCCTCACGATGCCGCGAAGAAGGGTCAAGTCTTGGCTAGTGATCGTGCTGATAAAGCTCATTTACCTTTAGCAGCCATCTCTTGGAACTTAGTCTTGCCATACTTCTTGCGACCAATGCTTGCCGCCAGAGCCTTTGGGTCTTTGACGCCCTTCGATGTCAAATCTTTCACCAGCTTCTTAAAGCGGCCACCGCCGCCAAGCTTCATGGAATCAGCCATCCCGATATCTCCTTACCTTGTCTGCAATAGTCTTCGGTTGCTTCGAGACCTGCTTACCAGCCTTGGTAGCCTCGCGCTTCTTTGCAGTCGTAGCCGCATACT